CCCCTCCGCGCAGGTGACGGCCTCATTCGACGAACCGCCGGCCTCGCTCGCCGGGGACGCGTGCGCTCGCGCGGAATGGCGGCGCGTCGCTCCAGTCTTGCGATTGTGCGGACTGATCAGCGAGGCCGAGCGATCGGCGCTCGTCTCGCTCTGTTTTGAGTGGAGCGCGTACCTCGCGGCGCGCGCGAAACTGCGGAAGGACGGCGCCGTCAAAGTGCGGGACGGCGTCGCGCGCGTCTCGCCGTACATCGACGTCGCCGATCGCGCGCTCGGCCATTGTCACCGACTGTGGTCTGAGCTCGGATTGACGCCGTCGGGGCGGGCAAAAGTCGCGCGCCTCCCGGCCGCGCGCGCGCCGGCGGCGAGCGCGTCGACACCCGTCAGCAAATGGGGAGGGATGCTATGACACTGACGATCGTCTCGATTCTGCACGTCCTCGCGTTTTTCTGTTTCGTCTTTGCGGCCGCCAGCGTCCCGTCGCGGATCAACCTGACGGCGCTCGGCCTGGCGATTTGGATGTTTTCGCTCTTGATTGCGAGGGTATGAGTGATGACCGATCGACTGCTGCGCGCCGAGCTCGAGGCGCTCCCGTCACGCCTCGCGCTGCTCCCGATTGACGAACGCGGCTATCCGGTGCCGTGGTTCGTCGCCTGGGCCGACGGCCGGCCAGAATTTCGCGCGGCCGATGGCGACAAGTGGCGGCGCGCCGTCCGCGATCGCCTGTGTTGGATGTGCGGCGCGCCGCTCGGCAAGTGGCTGACGTTCGTCATCGGCCCGATGTGCGCGGTCAATCGGACGACGGCCGAACCGCCGTGTCATACGGAGTGCGCACGGTATGCGGCGCGGAATTGTCCGTTTCTCAGTCGGCCGCATATGACGCGACGCGAGGACGAGCTCATCAATGCGGACGTCCACGCGCGCGAGGGCGCCGGCGTCCCCATCCTCCGCAATCCCGGCGTCACGCTCCTATGGACGACGCGCACGTATCGCGTCTTTTACGACGACAGGCGCAATCCGCTGATCATGATCGGCGAGGCCTCGAGCGTCGAATGGTTCGCGGAGGGCCGCGCGGCGACGCGCGCCGAAGTCGACGCCTCGATCCAGAGTGGTTTGCCATTACTGCGGGACGTCGCCGATCGCGATGGCCTGGCCGCGCTCGTCGAACTGACCGCGCGCGCCGCGGCCGTGCGCGAGCTCTATCCTCCGCTGTAACATCTCGATCGCTCGGAAACTCACGACAGGAAAGGAACTCAGCATGAATTCACGAATGGCCGTTATCACGTTCATGGACAATGGCGGCGGCGCTGGTCCGGACAATAGCCTCCCGTCCGGCGGCTATCCCTCGCACGGTTTACCGGGTCAGGGTCTACCGCCAGGCGCCGTTACACTTCCCGTTTTCCCGTTCGATCCAACCGTCCCGGATAACAGTCTCCCGACGCCGACGCCGCCGGTCACACCGGGGACGCCGCTCCCGACGCCGCCAGGCCGGCCGGTACAGCCGATCGCGCCGGGCGGCCGGTTCGTCGTCAAGTGGTTCGCCTGTCATGGGCTGATTCTCGTCCCGGACAACACGCTCCCGCCGGCGCCGGCGCCGAAGTAAGTCACGGTTTCGATCGGCAACGTCGGTTGAGTCTCGGCGCGGTCCTCCGGGACAACGTTGAAGGTCCGTCACTCAAACGGACGCCGGCGCGAGTGAGGAAAGTGCGTCCCGTCGGCGCTACGCCGATCCGCCGGCGGGAATTCGGAAGGAGATCATGACGGACCGGAAAACGTGGCATCGTCTCGCGCCTGGCGTCTATGACGACGCCGCCGGCGTTCTCCATTTGGATCTGCCGGAAATGCTCGCGGCGAACGGCTGGCCGAATACCGCCGAGAATCGCGCGACGCTCGAGCAAGCCGCGCGCGAGGTATTCAAGACGGCCGGCGTCATCGTCGTCGACGAGGCCGACTAATGGCCGGCCGGCGCGAATCGGTCCCCTCGCGCAAGGTTCGCCTCATAAATCAGCTCACCCACACGAAAGGCCCATTCGCCGGGCAACCGTTCAACCTCCGGCCGTGGCAAGAAAAGCAGATTATCCGGCCGCTCTTCGCGGTCAACAAACGTACCGGCCGGCGCCAGTACCGAACGTGTCTGCTCATGATGCCGCGAAAAAACGGCAAGACGGAATTGTGCGCGGCGCTCGCAATCGACGGCCTTTTATTCGATGACGAAATCGGCGCGGAGGTGTATTCCGCGGCGAGCGACAAGGATCAAGCCGCGCTCTGTTTCAACGTCGCCGCGCAAATGATCCGGAACGATCCGGAGCTCTACGCGGCCTGCGAAATCATCGACTCGCAAAAGCGCATCGTCCATCGACGGACCGGGAGCATCTACCGCGCGATATCCGCGGAGGCCTACAGCAAGCATGGATTCAACGCCTCGCGCGTGATTTACGACGAATTACACGCCGCGGCGACGCGAGATCTCTTCGACGTCCTCGCCTCGAGCATGGGCGCTCGAGCACAACCGTTGCTGATCGCCATCTCGACGGCCGGCTACGATCGTCACTCGATTCTCTGGGAGCTCTATCAACACGCGAAAAAAGTCCTCGAGACGCCGAGCCTCGATCCGTCGTTTCTCCCGATTTTGTTCGAGGCGCCGGCGGACGCCGATTGGACGAGCGAAAAAACATGGCGCGCGTGTAATCCAGCGCTCGGCGATTTCCGATCGCTCGAGGAACTCCGCGCGGCCTGTACGCGCGCGCAAGAAATTCCGGCGCAAGAGAATATTTTCCGGCGGCTGTACCTGAATCAATGGACCGAGCAAGAATCGCGCTGGCTCGCGCTCGCGGCCTGGGACGCCTGTCAGGTACCGCTCGACCTGGCCGAGCTCGCCGGCCGGCGCTGCTATGTCGGCCTCGACTTGTCGACGACAACCGACCTGACCGCGGCCGTCGCCGTCTTTCCCGACGATGACGGCGCCGGGTTTGCCGTGCTCCCGCAATTTTTTGTCCCGTCCGAACGGATTCAAATGCGCGTGACGCGCGATCGCGTCCCGTACGACGAATGGATCCGGCGGGGATTCCTCACGGCGACGCCAGGGCCGACCGTCGATTACGAGGCCGTCCGCGCGCATTTGCACACCTGGCGCGAGCTCTTTGATCTGCGCCTCGTCGCGTTCGATCCGTGGAACGCAACCGACCTCGTTTCGAGGCTCGAGAAAGTCGACGGGTTTGTCTGCGTCAAGATGCGCCAGGGGAAAGCGTCGCTCTCGGCGCCGTCCAAGGCGCTCGAGAAAGCGATCCTCGAGAAAACCTTGCGCCAGGACGGGCACCCGGTTCTACGCTGGAACGTCGGCAATACGGCCGTCGATACCGATAACGCCGGCAATATTCAACCGTCGAAAGCGAAATCGACGGAACGGATCGACGGCGTCGTCGCGCTCGTCATGGCGATCGATGCGATGTATCGCGATGCCGGGACGCGGCCGCCGGAATTTCAAATGGTGATTCTCGGAGGACCGGCATGAGCCTCGATCTATTCGGGCACCCGGAATTGAATCGCGTGAAAGGGACGCGCGTCGCGAACGGCGCGCGGCGCCTGGTCAAGATGCACACCGTCTACGGCCAGGACGCCGGCGGGCGAACATGCAAGGGCTGTATGCATCTGGTCCGCTATACGCCGGGCGCGCGCTCGTTCCTGAAATGCGAGCTCGCCGGCGTCACCTCGAGCGAGGCTTCCGACTGGCGCGCGAAGTGGCTCGCCTGCGGCCTCTATGCGGCGCGGCCGACGCCATGAGTCGCCGGCCTGGCCGTCCTCCGCTTGACGACTCGGACAAAACGGTCCGCATGACGTTTCGTCTCACGACGAAAAAATACGACGCGCTCTACACGCGCGCCAGGGAAGCGCGGATGAACCTCTCGGAATTCGTCCGGACGCGCCTCGAGCCGGCCGGCGGCAAGATTCGTCCGCTGCAACTAGGCGGCCCGATCCGCCGGTCCTAGACTCGCCGGCGTGCTCGATCGGGCCTATGCCCTACTCTCGATCAAATCCGTCGACGGCGAGCGCCGCGTAATAGCCGGCCTGGCCTCGACGCCGACTCCCGATCGCCGCGGCGATATCCTCGAGCCGCTCGGCGCGACGTTTCACAACCCGCTCCCCCTGCTCCTACATCACAACAGCCAACATCCTGTGGGCCGCGTCACGTTGACGGCCGGACCGGAGGGCATCGCGTTTGAGGCGACGCTCCCGGAAATCGCCGAGCCGGGCGCGCTGCGGGATCGGGTCAACGAGGCCTGGCAGAGCATCAAGGCCGGCCTGATTACGGGCGTCTCAATCGGGTTCCGACCGCTCGCCGACGGCGTCAAATTTCTCAAGTCCGGCGGGATGCATCTCCTCAAAACCGAAATTTGCGAGCTCTCGCTCGTGACCGTTCCGGCGAACGCCGAAACCACGATCCGCACGATCAAGAGTTTCGATGCGCCGCACCTGGCCGCGTCTGGCCTTATCCGTCCCGGCGTCTCGGGCGCGATTGTGAGACTTCCGAACATGGCAAAACAAACGACGGCCGAACAGATCACCCAGTGGGAAAACAAACGCGCGGCGACCGCGGCGCGCATGGCCGAGTTGATGACGAAAGCTGGCGACGCCGGCGCGACGCTCGACGCCGAGCAAACGGAGGAATACGACGGCCTCGAGCTCGAGGTGAAGAGCGTCGACGATCATCTCCGGCGCCTCAAGAGCCTCGA